TCGTCCCCCTCCTCAAGTTTCTTTCTTTTGATTTTACTTAGGCTCCAAAGTTCTACCGTAGTAAAGGCGAACCAGGCTCCTACTAATGTTGAAGGCTCACTTCCTACCTGTAAATAAACATATAGAACCGCTGCAGTAAAGACTACATTTAATAGGATGACAAGTGTCACTATAAATTTTGAGAACCTCCCCCTCTTCTTTTGCTTCCTTTTAAGGTTTAATAACTCCTCTAGGTCCTTCTCTGAAATCTTATCCAAGTTTCTTCACCAGCCTTTGCAGCACTACTGCCAATTCTTCTCGTGTTACGGGATCCTTTGGCCTTTTCCCATCTAGATAACCTTCCTTTTGTGCCCATGCCCACTCTTTTTCAGCCCATTTTGATGGTTTGTTTTTATCTTCCACAACCTTCCCTCCTTGCCTTAAAAACATTAGTTCTTTGTTCACATTAAATTTGAACCTGTCCCACTCTTTCCAATTGTTCGCTGACATAATCCTCGGACAATTCTTTCCCGACCAGTCATAGTGTCGCCTTAGCTTGTCTACTCCCCAGTTTCTTTCATGTAACATTTTTGCTACTAATTTTACTGCATTGTCTAATGTTTTTTCTCTATTTCCACTCTCACATATTTCTATTCCTATACTTGTATTATTACCTGCTGATGTGCCTGCATGATAAGCTACTTCATCTAAAGGGATAGCTTCTACTGCCAATTTTTCATCAACTGCTATATGCCATGATGCTACTCTTGTATTTGAAGGATTTACAAGCCAATTTCTTTCATTCATAGCTGTAGATGTTGGATTGCCTGTACTATGAATAGTTATATATTGTAAGTTTAATTTCTTACCTGGTCTTATTTTCCCTTTAGGGATATGATCCACTCTATATTCCATTTTTTCACCTCCTAATTAAACAGTCCTTGCTGCACCGCATAAAAAAAGAAAGCTACAAAGCTTCCTACTAAAAGACCAATAAACCACTTCATAGTCTTATTTAAATCTTCCAATTGTGTTATAAGGTTATTTAATCTTTCTTCCAATCTGCCATTTGCAAGTTCTATTCTATCTAGTCTTTCACTATGATTATTTAGCCTACGCTCATGTATAGCTATCTTTTCATCTATTCTTTTATGTCTTTCGTCACAAATAGACTTTTCCATATAGCACCTCCTGTTTTTGCCCTCTAATAAGCACAAAGTCGTTAAATATAGATTGCTTTAAATAATAACTATTGCAGTGTTTAAGTACACCTAGATAGCTCTGTACGGTTGCATTAACACTATCAAAATCAACTTCTCCTCTGGCATATGCCTTCTTTAAATATTTAAGCCTTTTCTTTATTTTCAAGGCAGTCTTTTTCTTTAATCTTCTATGAGTTGGCCAGATCTTAAACCCTACAAATTCAATTCCTAAATTTATAGGCCTGATGCAGGTCTTTCTATTTAAGTGCAGCTTAAGCTCATTATTTAAGAAGTTTTCTACTTCCTTTTTTATCCAGTGCAAATGCTTCTTGTTATGGTGTAAAATAATAAAGTCATCCATATACCTGATATAGTACCTAATTCTTAATTCATGCTTACAGAATTGGTCCAGCTCATTCAGGTATATGTTGGCCAATAATTGACTTGTGAGATTGCCTATAGGCATTCCCTTATCGTATAGTCTTAAATGCCTAGGGCAGTCTCCAGGTTCTACTCCTAAAGGTAATCCAAAGGGTACATGGTCACTTTGGATTATTTCTTTTAATAGCCAGATTACATCCTTGTCCTTTATTTTCTTCTCAAATATATTTATGGCCACTTCATGATCTACTCTATAGAAATACTTTGATATATCCATTTTTAAATAGTAGTACTTCTTTGATTTTCTATCCAATAGCTTAAGCCAGTGCTGCAATTGGTCTGCAGCCGCATGAGTTCCTTTTCCCATTCTACAAGCATATGAGTGCTCATAAAATCCCTTGTCGAATATTGGGAATAATACCCTATATACTGCCCATTGGACCACTCTATCTTTGAAAGGTAGAGCCATTATAAGTCGCTTTTTAGGTTCATATACATAAAATTCTCTGTATCTGCCAACTCTGTACATCTTCCAGATTAGTTCATTTTGTATCTGGATTAGATTTTCCTCTAGATTTGCACTAAATTCTAGTACCTCTTGTCTATATCTTTTCCCTTTTCTGGCCTCTAGATAGGCCTGGTACAAGTTTTCAAAGTCATATATCTGCTCATACAAGTTGCCATACCTCTTCATTTTCAGTCCTTCCTTGATGTTTTTATGCTATGTGTAGCACTCTTCGAGAATTAACCTACTAACTGCTTCCATAGCAATTTATTTTTTTGCCTTGTTGGCAGGGAAACGAACCCCTTATTTCCCATGTACTGGACAAGGACCCGTAGGTCATTGCCTTCCGACTATGGAGATGAGCGGAGCGGAAGCCCAGGATGTTGTTGGAGTTCGAACGGAAGTTGTTCAAGTCGACATAGAACACCCCAGCCCTAGCACCGTCGCCCCAGTTGCCGCCAAAGTAAGGCATACATGGCCCGTTCCCCATACAAAGTCTATTTTTGGGTAGCTTTCATCCAGCCACCTAACATCCTTCCAATTTCATTAAGCATTTTACTCCAATTTTCATATTTTCTAATTGGTAAGTATCTTAATTGTGGATCTGCTGCAAGCCTTATATAAGTCCTTAAGACTTCCAGCTCTATATCTATGTCCTGTAAAGTAGTTTTTTTGTAATATCTTTTATTGGCTCTAATTATTAATTCTAATAATCTATACATTGAACTTCTTATATCCGCTGCCATGACATGTTTTTCATACTTTGGAAACTGCTTGAGGCATATATTCCCGTATAAAATCATGTCATAGGTTTTCTGTAATATCTTAAAGTCTTCACTCATGTCAATCTCCTTGTCGCCATGAAATAGTTAGGGCCTGCTATCGCAGGCCTTTTCAGATTATCAGTAATCAGATTACAGATCAATATAAGCGGAGCGGAAGCCCAGGAAGTTGTTGGAGTACGAACGGAAGTAGAGCAAGTCGACACAGAACACCCCAGCCCAAGCACCGCCGCCCCAGCTGCCGCCAAAGTAAGGCAGTCTTTCTCCGTTGTTACGAAGGTAATATCCATCTCCGCCATGATTACTGTCTATAGGATATAAGGCTAATGACTTCATGATCTGTGGTATGTCCACTTCTGATGCAGCTGTTAATGCCTCAAATGTATCTGTGAAATAATCAATACCATCGCCAGATTGGTTTACTATTTGGGTATTTACTCTAATTCCAGAAGCTGAAGCTTGTTTCCCGTCATACTTTAAAGTTCCTGGAGTACCTGGATCTACTAGAGTGCCATCTGGCAATATTGCTTTCCATAGAGTGCTATCAGGGCCTTGATTTACATGCATAGCTGCATTATTGTAGGGTATTATCTGGATCTCTCCATCTAATAGCCTTAAGCCTCCTATCCATTCATTAACATTCCCGTTTAGGTCATATATACCATCTACGGTTCCGTCATGAGTCCAGGATGCTGGCCCAGATCCTGTGGCCACTCTACCAGTTCTGCTATCGGTTGTTTGGTATGTTTCTATTCCTCTTTCATGTTTTGCATCTATATCTCGGCCATAATCATTATTACCTCTAGGCATAGTGCCATTTTTCTTTGCCCATAAGGCTATAGCTGCCCTTTCTGCATTAGTCATGAGATGGAAGCCTGGTCCTTTGTTCTCACAATATTGTTTAGCTTGGTCAAATGTTATATATACCTTCGGATCCATGAGTGGTAAGCTATAAGCTCTATCGTCTTTTACTATGTTTTGATATTTAGAAATATAGACGAAGTCCTTTTCTGCTCCATCTACAATAAATGCTGGATGAGTGTCTTGAGTTGCTCCGTCTATTAGGTCAGAGATCTTTAGCTTTGGTATCCTTACCATAAAGGAAGGCATACCTCTATCATCCAGGATAATGGTATTCTTTCCTCCTGAAAGTCCTTCTACTGCTAATTTCAACATATCATAACTCATTACTGTATACCTCCTATCTCCCATAATGTTAATGTCACATTATCCATAGAGAATGGTACTGGCTCAAGTCTGATGGACTCCCCTTCCCCTTCAGGTCCGTCTCCATTCTCTATCTCTACTTCTACATATTGCCTTGCTGGTATGTGGATCTGTGCTACATATCTTCTGCCAAGGCCGAGAACAAGCATATTGAACTCATTTTCGCAGATATCTAGGTTTACATCGAAGTCTCTCTCATATTTTGCAAGGTCCAATATTAACTCGTCATTTAGGTTTAGTTTAGTCCCATTTACTGAATAGTAAATTTTGGGACCCACATTCTTTTCAATGACCTTCATGTTAATCCCTCCAGTTCTTTTTCAATTCATTCACTTTTTCCGCTATATATTCAGCCTTTTCCCTTTCTTCTTTAGTAGCAGCATTAGGATTGTATCCAAAGTCTTTTAAGATTTGCTCTTCCCTTTGCCTTCTTTCATCTGATCTAATAATTACATTAGCCATTACTGATACATACCTCCTTGTACATAGTACTTAATGGTTACATTCTTGGCAGATCCAGTGAAGGCAATCTTAAATCCATTCAGCTGCTTGTCTGTGACAATTACATTTCCTACTTCTCCATCTGCAGATATAACTTCTGTGATCACTCTATAGTTTAGATTGTCTCTCTGTTTCTGCAGAGCTATTGTCTTAATGGAATTATTGAAGGGAAAGGTCTCTGAATTGGTCAAGGCTACCTGTCCTATTTCTCCTTCAAGGTCCGCTAGTATTTGTTTTTGCTGGATTCCTTGTTGGAGCAACATAGTGGCCAGCAGGTGTGATTCTAATATGCCGCCTTCCATGCGGTTCATGTTCACCTCATCGTGAAGGGTACCCTCCTGCATTATGTCGCCATTCTGATCTATTACTTCATCCTGCCATCTTATGATGTCATATGACTTACTCATTCAAAGTCACCTCCGTTAACCGTTATAAGTGTACTCAAAGGCAGTCATAAAGCCTTGCCTTCTCACTTTTGTTATTTGGTCTGTTTGCTCATCTATAGCAGAGCCTCTATTGTCTATTAGCTCTACTCTAGTTATTGTCTGCTCGGTTTGAGCTGCAGGTATATAGAATAGGATTCGGATTGTATTTCCATCCCTCTCTATCTTCCTAATTGGGACTATTTCCTTTGTCCCATTAGAGAATGTTACTCTCGCCTCTCTTACCATAGCTTCTATACTGTCTAATACTCTTTGAATTCCATAATTGTTCATTACACCACCTCTATTCTTGTATACTTGAGGTTCTTACTGCAGACCAAAGGCTTTGAAGTCCCTATAGTCCTTCCAACTGTTTCAGTTATTGTGTTTTTGTCTATAAATCCATTTATCCTGCTGACTAGTTTCTTACTGCATGCCAATGGTTTTGATATGCCATGGATAGTTCTTTTATCTATAGATATATGTTTCTTCCCTCTATAGCCTTTTGTGGCCATAAATTCCCTATCATCCCTGCTGCATACAAAGGTCCCTATAGCATGGATGATCTTTGAAAAGCCATAGATATCCCTTTTTTCTAAACTGAAGGACCTTAAATAACTATTGCCAAGGACAAAGCTCTCATGTGAAGGCTTAATCCTTTTTATTTCTCTGTATAGGGCCAGGTAGTCTATACCTTTTTCCTTCGCTCCTACAATAACTCTGAATACATGAGGGTCGACATTCTCAAGTACCTCTACATATTCAGCTGCTTTTCCTGCTAGGGATTTAGTTACACTGGCTATTCTAGCAGGTGTTACTGGAGTTTTTAGCTTTATCCTGGCTAATACCAGGGCTCTTCTTCTTTCTATGGGTATTGATTCATTGACTGGTATCTCCAATAGCTCTTCCCAGTATTTTAGGCCCCATGTGGCAGTTTGAGGAAATAACTGCAGCAATATCTCATCTACGATCCTTTCTACATCGTCCCATTCTTGCCCTATTACCTGAAATATGGCCTGCATGACTCTTGATTGATAATATATAGGACTTACAGATCGAAACATTTGTTTCCCTTTGGGAGAAGTGATTATCATAATATAGTCACCTCACCCAGGGCTGGGACTTCACCTATAGGTATTAAAATAGGATCCGTTCCTCCATTAATGGTTAAATTGCTATACATTTTAACACCTGGAGTGCTTAATATCACATGGCCGATTATTTCTCTATACACATACTCTACTCTTTCATCATCAGTTGTTATTTCTATAGATGCCAGGTATTCTTTTAGGTTTTCCTTTAGAGTATTAATAACTGCAATTTGATCATAATCGTCCTTAATAACTAAACTTACAGAGATATTAATAAGGATTATGTCTGGAGCTGCCACAGTTACATTAGCATTCACTGGAGCCAGTCCGCCTCTATTTTTAGTTGCCAGTGGAGCTATATACTCCTGTACTTGAGCTACTAGACTTTCATTCGCTGGCTGGCCATTAGAGTCCATGATTAGCACTTTAGTGGTGCCAGTGCCAAACCCTTCCCATTCAGGAATTACATATACTGCTCCGACTCCTGGAACTCTCTTGGCCCATTCTATATAATCACTATCAGCTCCGCTTAAACTCTCATCATATGCAGCTAGGATCCTTTCCCTGAACGACTCATCGTCTTCTTCCTCCGTCCCACCTGTCATTGGATCAGGATTAGTAATAGAGGTTATTCCTGGAATTGGCTTGTCTGGTATAGTTATTGTATTGGCAGCAACATTGCCTATAGTCCCAGCTTCTATACATTCAACCTTTACCATAGCCTCCCCAGATTCGTCTATTTCCGTTGACTCTAGGACTTCAAACCCTATAGAAGGTTCGTCTGTAGACTCTGTGTATATTATTCTTCCTTTAGGGACATATGCTCCAGGATTGCCAGTAACTTTTAAATAGCCACTGGATTTAGTAGGAGGATTTCTTACCAAATCTTTTATTTCTCCATGAAAGTCTAGGTATTGGCCATAACTTGTTTGAGGGAAAGCAATTCTTAATATATTTTGTAGTTTAAGCTGCAGCAGTTCCGCTTTTTCTTCAGCTGTTGGCCTAGTTGCATCATAGAAGAAGTCACCCTCTACTAGGTTTATGCCCTCTGGTGCGTTCTCCAGCATACGATTATGGATGGTATCTGCATCCTCTTGAAGGAAGTCTGGCATCTCCAAATCTTTAGGCATTCCATCACCTCATTTCTACAGTGTGTTCAAGAGTGAATAATTCGTCCAGGACTGTTATTACATCAAATTCAAAGTAAAGCTCTTCCTTGTTTTCATTCCATTCAAATCTGAAGTTTTGAACCGATTTTGTATATGGATGGACCATTAAGGCCTCCCTGGTCATTCTTTCTACTTCAAGCTCTATAGCCTCTTTACTTATAGGAGCTCCTATTAGCGTATAATACTCCTGGCCATAAACATCAGTATAGGCTAGATGTTTGCTTCTCTTTGTCAGCAGCACCTTTTGGCACCACTGCTTGTATGCTTCTAATCTATCTACCAGCAATATCTTTCCGTCTGGCCCTCTTTTAAACTCTCCTTTTTCAAAGTCAAAGGCATATGATTTTTTGAAATTCTCAATATTCTCGGTTTCATCTTCTACAAAATCTGTTATCTCAAAGTCCATATCTTCGGGAAATAAGTTATTTTCCATTAGATCACCTTCCCTACTACTACATGGTCCGATCCATTGTTGACTATGGCCACCAGGACCCTGTCTCCTGGTTCAAGCTTTAGCTCGACCTTCATTTCCACTGCTATTTTATCCTGGCTAATATCGTATTTTGTATTGTACCAAAATACATTGTTTAGCTTTGCAGGTTCTATTTCTATCCAATTGGATGTCTGTATTCTCATAAAGTCCACTTCATGCTTAAAGTTGTCTAGTTTAAGTTTCATTGTTGGAGTTATGGTCCCGAACACAAGCCCTGTATTGAATAAGACAGAATTTATGCTTTTATTTTGCTGTCTTTGCAATTCTCTTGCTATCTCATTAAGAATTTGCATAGTATTTCCCCCTTATTTGGTCCAATGACTCCAGTACAAGCTCCATTCTGCCTGGTTCTCCAAGTTTATGAACGACATTGGTAACATAAACATAAAAGCCATTAAGCTTAACCTTATCACCAGCTCTGATTTCTGGAATATCAATTCCACTTACTTGGATACTTCCTTCGCCTTTAGAGAACATTGCCTCTGCTTTAGCTTTAGCTGTGCCAGGATCCTGTATCTTTTCATCCTGAATAACCCTTTGTAGGGTTCCTAGCTTGTCTGTATCCTTGGAGTATAACCCTATCACTGGTGATTTTTTATCGTCTTCCTGTTTTCCTAAGACCTTGACCTTAGTTACTGCTCCCTCTAAGGTTCCTGTCTGGTTTATAGTCTCTAATATGTTGCTGATATCATGTACTACCTCATTACTGCCAATTTCGATTAAATCTAGCTTATTTTGCATCCTATATTTAAAAAGACTGCCACCTTTCTGGGCAGTCTCTCTAAGATCTTCTAGCATCATGCCATAAATAGTACCTACTCTTGGAGGAGTTTTGGCCAATGGTATTTTTGTATCTGCAAAATTACCTATAGGTATACCCCAGTCGCTACACATTTGCTTTGCCCTTTGTGTGGCCGTAGTTCCTTCCTTGAATAAATATTCATCCTCACTTTTCTCTATATATATGGTCCTTTCTTTACAGATTAAAGAGGCTATTTTGGTGTGTTTCATGGTCGTGTTTTTATGCCATATAACACCTTTAAAGACTGTGCCTTTTCCTGGATCTTTATTTTTTACTATCTCTATAGGATCCCCTTCCTTAAGAAGTAGGTTTTTGCTCATTTCTTCAGGAACTACCATTTTTATATCTGCTGTATAGGCAATAGAGTCTATAGACTCACTTAGATTTATTTCCATCTTAAGATTGTCTAGTTTTATACTATTTCTCAATATTACCGAATACATATGATCACCTATCCTGGAATTATAAATTTTTGTCCTGGATATATTAGGTTCGGATTATTGCCTATAACATTCCTATTGGCCTCATATATCATGTTATATTTGGCCCCGTTACCGTATACTTGTTTAGCGATTTTGTAGAGGCTGTCTCCAGGTTTAACAACATAGACCTTCTCCTGTTGCTGCTTGGGCCTATTATCCTTTAGCTTGGGAGCAGGAGACTGTGTCTGTGGTTTTTCTATAGTAATTAAGTTCGTAGTCCCATCACCAGCCACTACTCTGAAATTCAAAGTAATATATTTGTCTCCTTGGGATTCTCCTGTTTCATCTTCTGTATAATCTGCAATTAGGACCAATTCATTGAAGCCATAGTCGGTTATAATCAACCGAACTATGGCATCTGACTCTGACCATGAAATTATTTTATTCATTGCTTCTTGTGGTGTTGGGATATCCCTGTATTGGCAATATGGCTCATATTCAGCAGGGAACATGGTAGCTAGGGTTAATTCCCTTATTCTTTTGGCATTGCTAGGGAAGTCCTTTTCTCCTTTGTATAGGATATCAAAGGTATCATATTTCTTCCCACCATTTACAGATATAGAGAACGGATTCACTGGAAAGTGAAAAGTCTCATCTTTAGTCTTTATATATACATCCATCCATGCCCCCCCTTTTACTTTTTATCTTTTAAAGCTTCAAGTAATTTTCTACCGAACTCTTCTTGGGCCTGTTCTACTATTTCGTAGATATCTTCATTGCTGCCATCTCCAGTTCCTGATACATTTACATCTATATCATCAATATAGATGTTATAAGTGGTTCCTCCGCCTGCTCCTGCCAAGGCTACTCTTGGTATTGGTTTATTTCCGCCTTCAGGATCATCTGGTTCAAATACTGGGTAGAATGGCCTGAAGCTCTTAATCTTTTCATATGCTTGCTGGAGTATTGGAGTCCTGGTAATCTTATTTTCTTTAGCCTCTTCCTTGGTTATGACTTCGTAGGTAGTTCCTACAACTGCCTCTAGCTTTGGAATTCTATCCTCTATACCTTTGGCTAGTCCTTCTGTAGTAAACTCTCCATACTCAATCATAACCTTTGAAGGAGAGGCAATTTTTAATTTACTTCTTATTCCTTCAGCTATATTTCCAGCTACATTCTTTGCCGCCTTTATTGGTGCAGTTATCATGGATCCAATACCTTCGGCTAGGCCAGACATAATGTCCTTTCCTATCTGCAGCATTTCTCCTGGTAACTCTTTTACCTTTTCGATTATTCCGGTTCCAATTTCCTTGGCCTTAGATACAACGGCCTCTTTCATTTCCGCTAGACCATCTTTAAGGGAATTAAACATCTCTACTCCCTTTTCATATAATCTTCCTGGCAATGTAGAGAACCACTCGACGGTATTGTTCCAGGTTTCCTTTATCCATTCAACGGCTCCAGTTATGATGTTGGCCACTCCCTCTTTAAAAGAGTTCCATCCTTCTACTGCTCCGGTCTTGATATTCTCCCAGGTAGTAGTTAAGAAGTTTGTTATTGTGGTCCATACTATCTGAATTCCGTTCTTTAAGCTCTCCCACACTAGGGTTAGGTATCCTTTTATAACTTCTCCATAGCCTGTAAATACTTGCTTGATACCTTCCCATATTTGACTAAAGCCATCTTTAATATTGCCCCATATCTTAGCAATAACGGTCTTTAGGCTTTCAAAGTCTAGGGTAACTATGTCTATTAGTACAAGCATAGCTCCCATGAAGATATTTTTGATTACCTTCCAGTAGCCACTAAATATATTTTTTATTCCTTCAAATATATTTAATATGCCGTCTTTCATTCTTTGGAAAGACTCTATAGTGTGACTTGGAAGATTTGATATTACATTGGATATTATGTTTTTAGCTTTCTCAATGGAGTTTGATATTGTGGACTTTATATCCTCCCACTTATTAGCTGTACCTGTTTTGATATTCTCCCAGGTATTAATAACTCCATTTTTAATATTGGATCCTGTAGTGGATATAGTTTCTTTTAAGCTGTTCCATTTGTCGGATACTGTAGATTTTACATTCTCCCACGCATTGGAGGTAGCCTCTTTTATTCCATTCCACTTCTCACTGATCCAACTACCTAATTGGGCCGCCTTTTCCTTTATCTTGTCCCAGTTTTTCCATAGTAGAATACCTATAGTAACTAGAGCACCTATGGCCAACGCTACCCAGCCTACTGGTCCCATTAGAAAGGCCATTCCCTCTGCTAGGGTTGCTGCTCCTCCAGCTACTGCCTGGAAAGCAAATACAACATTTTTCACAACTCCTGCAACTGTTGTAAATACTCCAATTAAAGTACCTATAACACTTGCTACTTTTAAGGTTATAAGAGCTGCAGCTATTCCAGCCAATAATGGAGCTATAGCTTTTACTACATCGATGAATTTCATTACTGCAGGATGTGCCCTGGTTGCGAATTCTTGTATTTTTTCCACCAGTTCAACTATTCTATCAGTAATTGTAGGAATTTTTGGTGTTAACCACTCAACGAATTCCTTTGCATAAGGTGCTAGTCTCTCGCCTAGCTCTATTTTCATTCCCTCTACTGCCGACTTTAAGATAGTTATTTGTCCGGCCAGATTATCTAACCTGGTTTCCGACATTCTCTTAGCTGCTCCATCGGATTCATATAGGGATTGAGTCAACTCTTTTAGTGCGTCTGGTCCTTGTTCTACTAATGCTAGCATACCACTCATGGCCTCTTGGCCAAAGATTGTAGCCATAGCATTAGCTCTTTGCTCCGATGTCAGTGCTGCTGTACTGGTCTGTAGGTTTCTAATCACTTGATCCAGAGGCAACATATTACCATGTGCATCGAATGCCTCAAATCCTAATGCACTCATTAATTTAGCTGCCTCTGATGATGGCTTGGCTAACCTAGTTAATGCAGCTCTTAATGTGGTACCTGCTTGAGATCCTTTAATATTAGCATTAGATAACATACCTATAGCAGCTGCAGTTTGTTCTAGATCTACTCCTAGTGCATTTGCTGCAGGTCCGACATATTTCATGGCCTCGCCCAGCCCAGCTATATTCGAGTTGGTTGCTGTAGCTGATAGTGCAAGTACATCGGCAACATGAGTAGCTTCTTCAGCCGCTAACCCAAAGGCCCGCAGAGTACCTGCTGCTATATCAGTTGCATCTGCCAGGTCCATGCCTTCCGCACTGGCCATGTCTAGTAGTCCTGGAAGTGCTGCTATAGTTTCCTGGACTGTAAAACCTGCTTGTGCTAGTAAGGTTTGAGCCTCTGTTACCTGGACTGCAGACCAGGCTGTTTCAGCTCCTAACCTTTTAGCCTCATCTCGCAGTATGGCCAACTCCTCGGCCGTGGCCTGGCTCACTGCCTGGACATTGGATAGGCCCTGTTCAAAGTCCATAAAAGTGGACATAGTATCTTTAATTCCAAGCCCACCTACGATTAATGATCCAGCTGCAGCTACTGCTGTAAATTTCTTAATAGCAGTTTTAGCAAAGGATCCTATTCTGCCTTCGATTTTCTTTAGAGGAGAGGTAATTTTGTCCTGGAGTTTAGCAGCTGGACTTGCTTCCATCCTATCTAGCCACTTCATCCTCTTTTCTGTCTTCTCCACATACTTGTCCATGGCAGACAGTCTCTTCTTGGTTTTGTCGTCACCAGTGACCCCTACATTGACTTCCAGACGATAGATTTCTTTTTCAGCCAATTACCTCCCTCCCCTCTTTGGTTTGTTTTGGACAGCCTTTTTCCTGGCCTTTTCTTCCTGCTCTATTTCATATTGGGAAAAGGCAAAGAGGAGCCTTCTTCCCATATCACTTCTAGACATAACAAAGTCGGGATCCATATCATGTTTAGCAAACAGGTTATATAAGTTTGTAATGATAGGAGCCCGACCTATTAGTTTTTTATGTTGTCTATTTCTTCTAGTTCATCATCAAACCCAGATAGCTCCATTACTTTGTCTGCAAGGGCCATCATTTCGCCTGCTAGTAGTTTTCTCTTTATAACCTCTCTTCCTGAAGATAGTTTTAAATTTGAAAGCAGTCTCTTATCACTCCAGTTTGGTGATACTGTAGCAGCTTCGATTAAGGCAGCATTGAATTCTTCCTCGTTTAGTTCCTTAATCCTTTGGCCTCTATGCTTTCTTTCGATGGTGCATTCTCTTCTAATTCTCTGGATCTCTCTTTCTGATAGTCCTTTTAGTGTTATTGGAATGCCTATTCTGTCAATCATGTAGGTCCTTTCAGGAACTTCAGTAGGCTCTAATAGCTTGTTAATAATTTCATCTTCGGTCATTTCTAATATTTCTTCTTCGGTCATTTCTATTTCAAGGTTCTTGTTTTCCTTAGTCACCTTACATCTCTCCTTTCTTTTTATTCACCAACAACAGCATCTAATAATTCATAGCCTTCAAATGTGAAAGGTGTTTCCTCTTCAATAACTTCTCCTGCAGTTACATTAGCCAGCTGGATGCTATCAGCCATACAATTCATAAGCCTTACTCTTTCATGGCCATATGCCTCTGGATCCTCTAGTGTTACAATTAGCTCAAATCTTTCAAAGCCCTGTTCTATCATTTTAGAGGTTACCTTGTATCCAGAGAAGGTTCCCGATCCACTCTTTTGACCCTTTTTATATCTGGTCCAGTCACTGCCCATTACATTTAGTTCGCCTTTTTCCATTTCTACAGTGGCCTCTACATGGCTTACATTGGTTTGCCATTCTCCATCTAAAAGAAGCCTAGAAAAAGAGCCGTGAAAGGCTCTATCTGGATTAAAGTTACCAAGCATTATTCGCTACCCCCTTCTTATTTAATATAACCTGTACCAAATATCTTCTTCATGACATTGATGTATTTAGCTTCCCATCTCCAGTAGAATTCATCGTTTGCAGCATTCTTCTGAAGATCTTCGTCTATTTCTACCACAAAATCCTCGATTAATTGGCCAGTTTGTAGTATTTCAAAGTACTGCTTCAATGCAGACAATACTGCCAATTGGCCAGTCCTTCCATTTAGGACCTTTCCTACATATTGCCTGTTACCTGTGATAGAAGTGTCCTCGTCTACCATGTCCATGAACCTAATAGCTCTTAAATAGCCCCAGGTTTCGTTTTGGTCCTGGCCATATCTCTTAAGTGTATTTACATCGTCCTCTATAACAACAGCACCATCGTCATATCTTAAGATTAAGGTACCTGCTAATATTGTTTCTTCAATTTCTTCATGTGTTAGGTGCTTAGTTACATCCTGGAATATAGTTGTTTGGTTACATAGACATTCTTTCATGTCTTGACCTTCAGCTAACCCCATGATGTAGCAAGCAGTTTCAGCTGGTGTGTAGGCGATTCCATCTAGAATTCCACCATTGCCCACATTTACAATTCCCTCATAGTTTATATTCTTGGATCTATTGTTGGCCTCTTCTATTGTTTCGTCTGCTGGTCCTCCCAAGTATACTCTTACTTTTTTACCTGCCTTTCTTACCCTCTCTAACCAACCTTTTAATGATGTATGGATAGCAGGGTCCGTTACTCCATCTAATGCTAGTCCGTTAATTTGTCTAGCTTCAAAGGCAGCTAAGGCATCTATATAGTCGCTAACTGTGATATCTGCAGTACCATCATTTCCTCCAGTCATAGCCTCAGAAATCATGCTATTTAATATAACTGGATTATTATTTTCTGGGATTAAATTTTCAGCTACTAGCCATTTGTTTACCTGGTCGTTGTTAATAGCTTCAACAATTTCTGCAGCTGTACCAGATAATTTACTGAATTCATATACTGGCCTAGCACCTTTGTACAGCCTTATATCGAACAGATTTTCGTCTACTACATTAGGGCTTACAGATATCCTGAAATCTCTGGTAGTAGGATATTTTGTGGTTAATTTTATTACATCTATACTTTCGCTCTCTGCCTGTCCTTTAATAGTTAAAGAGGCAGGTTTTTCTGTTCCGTCTACTAGTCTGTAAAGTAGCAACTCTTTAGGTTGTCCTAGTAATACCAATCTTCCCAGCTTATATGCTGTATAGTTCATGTCGTCCCCAAAGTTGTCTATTAGGTCTCTTTCAGATGTGATTCTAACAATTTCCTTAGGTGGTCCCCAGTTGGCTTTTACAGGCATTGCTACAATTCCCCGTTTACCCATTTGAATTCGTGCTAGAGCTGCAGCTTTGAACCTGTTATAAAACCCTGGCCTTATTGGTTTATCGGTTTCTGACCAAAATCCACTTGCCATTATTTAACCTCCTTTTTCTCTATGATTTTTTTAAGAAACTCGTCTACTCGTTCCTTAAACTCTGTCTTTGTCATTTTATCTTTATTGCAGCCATATAAAGCTCCAGCTGCCACTTCTCTTTTGTGTCCTATTATCGCTTCACAATGGAGCATAAGCTCCTCTATAGTAAATTCATGCTCTTTAGGCTTGTCAGCAGCTTTCTTCGTATTTTTATCTTTGCTCATATCGCCAACCTCCTTTATTCGATTACTTGGCCTCTGCTATAGATCTTCTCTATATAAGTTGTATCCCTTTGGATACTGTTAATCCTTGTCATGGTTACTGTTACCTGGCCAGTTCCTAGCATGTCACTATCCCTGTTTTCTCTAATAGATTGGATTGTAAGATATCTTCTATCTTCCAGGTCCAGTGGTATTTTTATTGCCTTCATCAGCTCGTACTCAATCTTGTCTATTATCTGGTTTATCTCTTCCTTTTCCTTGCTAACTATATGGATCCTGATGTCTCGATTCTCCCTATAGGCCATATAGTTAATTGGCTCTGTACTTTTACTTATTGTCCTGCATAAAACAGAAGGAACCTGGAAGTCTTCCTTCCAAGTTCCCTGATACGTTTTTACATTTGTAACTTCTTTTATAAAATCAGCTGTAGCCTTCTCCCAGGTGTCATTCTCTGCTCTTGTCTCATGTAATGCTATAATCGTGAATTCTAATCCTCTTACTATAGCACCCCATTCCTCGTCAACTAAATCTTGACCAATGGTGCCATTAAAGCTGGCTGTATAAGATAGGCCTGTGTCTGGATCCGTGAATGTTTTTAGGTCCAGGGCTTCTATGACATCCAAGGTTATATTATCTAATGTCTTAAATGTATCTATGTCATTGTATAACCATACCTCTACAGTTCTTTGAAAGCTTGTTGGATCCTGTCTTGAACTATCATTTCCTTGGACCACCACTGCATATGGCTTTGGTGTCTCATACCTAGGCACATTTGGCTCATAACAGTCCTTAAGAATAGATACATTATCCAGGATCTGCTTTCGTATTCCTGCTCTCATTTATCCACCTCTATTCATTGGCCCAATGTTTTTCAATTGCCTTTATTAACTCGTCTTTGTTTTCCCTTAATGTTTCCTCTAGTATTGGATAGGCCTTAGTTCCTGGATGGTTAACACTTTTTACTGGATGTTTGGCTCCTTTCCAGTAGAGGGCCTTCTTCCTTTTAGGTTTTATGATATGTGGCTTGGTGCCTTCTTCCAGGTACCTTCCATACTTCATCCCATGGGCCAGATATGCAGTAAAAGATTTTGTCATTGGGTGAGACTCTACTCCATGGTGAATGTTTTGCCTGGCATGGGAAGTCCTGTCTTTCCATTCAGCATTCCTTTTGGCCTTAGCCTCCATATCTGCCATACAATTTTTTATTACATGATACATACCAGCTACTTTCCTGTTCAAATAGTCTATAGACTTATCACTAAATGCCAATTAACTCACCCTCTTTAATTCACATTGGTAGCCACATATCTCTCCTTTTACTATTTGAGGATATATCGCTATGACTTCCATTCTCCCATATATGGAGTCAAATATGATCTTATTATCAGATACATCCTTAAGATCTGCAGTATAATCTGCTAGCATTCCATATTTTTTGGTGGTATCTGCAGTCCCTTTTATGTCGCTTATTGTTATTACTTCTGGGCTTTTCTGATGGAATATCCTTACTGTTAGGGTTTTAGTGTCTTTAACAGGCCTCCAGGCTCCATCCACTATCTTCCTGGTGGTTACATTTATTGTTATCTCTATTGGATTCTCATTGATGGTGTTTATGATGTCTTGTTTTCTCTCTTCTGCAGATATCATTATAGACCCACCTTTGTAGTGGTTCTTAATATAAAGCTGCCATTTTTACCCTTACAGGTGCATTTCTCTTTGAAGTACTGTGCATTATTTAAAGCTGCTCTTATTTGATCATTAAGGCCTGCCTTCTCATAGGTCTCAATGCCTACAGTGTACTTTTTGGTCCCTGTAATGTCTATCCTGGTAGCAAATAAGGTCCATCCTTCAGCTGCAGCACAATAGACACAGCCTGTCTCTGATAGTAGTTGTTCAAGCTCCTCATCAGTGAATACTTTCCCTTCTTTGTCGTTCAGATAGAGCCTTAGCTTTGCTATATTGTCCATGAAATCCCTCCTAAATAAAAGAGATAATGTCTTTAACAGACATTATCTCAATGCAATTTCCTGGACATTTTCTTCTACAGCTGCAAATACTCCTCTGTAGCAGTATGCTACTATTTGGTCCTCTACCAATCTGGATACATCTTTGTTACCTTTTTCTACAGTGTAGTCTCTCTTAATTAGTTCCTTAAATCCTCGTTTAGGTCTAATTAGATAAGCCTTTCCAGGTGCTACTCCATCATAGGAATATGTCTTCTTGCCTACTGTTACTTCCCATCCATCGTAGTAGATTACTGTGTTGATTCCTGGTATTGCTGGATAGATACTTCCATTTATTTGGTGACCTCCTCTTAATGCCATTTCAATGTCTATAGCATCTGCAGAGTTTGCCAGTAGAACTGTTCCTGGTCTCTTTGCAGCTCTGGAGTCCTTAACTGCTTGAGCTATTGTTTTGTACATTCCTAGCCATGCTGGATCTTCTGCTGCACCTTTGTAGGCTGTTTTATTTGCAGCCTTGTAGTTGTATCCAATGATTGGATATAGGTGTATGTGGTTTAGTAATGCATTGTAGGCTTCTCCCATGGACTTATTCAGCATTTCGATGTTGAAGGTCTCATTGAAGTCTATCATCTTCTTGGTGTACTCAAATCCAGCTGCATAAGTCTTAATTCTAGCTGTAGGTCCTTCTTCTGCAGCTATGCTACCGAATTTTACTTCGCTGTCTTCGATATGCTCTATGAATATACAGTTTCCGTGTAATGCCCATTTTGCATCCAATACTTCTGGGAAGTTTGGATCTGTTATTGTATCAAAAATTGGCTTGTACACTAATTGTACCTGTTCTTTTCCTAGCTCTACATCAAGTACTACTTTTCTTAATAGATCCTTTAGGTCTGATACGGATCCAAAGTTAATCATTTCGCCTAATGGCTTTCTGAAGTCCAATAATTCCATTTCGCCATTTACTATTCTTTTGGTTACATAGTCAACCTCTCCAGCTATGACGAATGGAATTTTTTCCTCTATGGTCTGTTTTCTTCGTTGATCTAATAATGTTTCTTGACTATAAACTTTTATAGACATTTATTTCCCTCCTATTATCCTATTTGTGGTAATAATATAAAGCTGATTACATTGTTTTCGTCTTTACCAGATGTCACTCTGCCTACCAATCTATTGTTTTCAGCTACAGTAGTGAATTTCTTTGTTGACTCCTTAAAGTACAACAGATCACCTGCTTTGTATGTGTCTGCTGCAGTTATTTGGTCAGTTTCATATTCTGCCTGTTCAATAGATATTGCTATTTCTGCAGTTTCTCCTGCTCCTGTCTTAACACTTTCCATAGCAACTCCAAAGAAACCGTCTAATAATACGAATGTTTGTGCAGCTATTTCTGTGTTCTCTGGCACTGTTACTACTACAGATTTTCCATCGCTTATTTTTGCCCTTGTAATTGGCTTAATGGTACTTGGTACTGGTTGTCCTTTATATGCCATCTTTCATTCCTCCTTAATAATTATATTTGGGCCCTTTTAGTTACAAGGCCAGATGATGTTTTAGTTTGAGAAGTGGAACCTACTCCAGTTCCCTTGTCGATGTAATGGTCAGATAGGACCTTTTGGATGAACTCATCAGCAAGGATCTTGTCAATTTCTCCTGCTATTACTTCTTCAGAAGCTCCTTCCTCTACATTAAGCATCTTTTTAACTAGGCCTTGGGCCATTTCTCCAGATACTTTTTCTCCTATAATTTTGTTTACTGTGTCCTCGAAGTTCTTTTTCTTGGATTCATCTATAGCCTTTTTACCTTCCTTAGCCACTTCTACTACATCCATTTCTCCAGACACTCCTAAAGCTTCTTTTACTTTGTCTAGTGTTTCTTTTGCTTCTAATGCAGCCTTAACTTCTTCCATTTCTCCTGCCAATATCTCTGGTGTTATGGCCATTTCTCCTATGACTTGACCATAGGTTATTTGGCCATTCTTGATTTGATTCTTTAGCTTTTCAACTAATTCTTGGAAAGTCACACTATTACCTCCTTCGTTATTCATTTCACCTGCAGGTTTTGCAGGCTCATATACTCTTTTTTCCACTACTTCTGTCTTTTCTCCCAGCTTAACCTCATCATTTTCAATGGTGAACGGGATACTATAGAGTTTGGTCGGTTGATTTGGCTGTTCATGTTCTACTATGACAGTGTTGTTGTCATACCTAACACTTCTGACCCATACATAATGGCCATTGCCATGGGCATTGAAGTAGACCTTTGCTGCCTCTCTTAAATCCTCTCTTAACTTCTCATATGTTCCATCTAATTGCTCCCCAGCTGCTAGATCATCCATTTCCATACCTACAATCTTTGTTGGCATTCCCGGTCTATGAAGTGGAGTCCAATCTATAGATAGAGGTTCATATCCAATTACATCTATTTCTCCTGTTAGTTGGTTCTTCTTTAATTCAGGAAATCCAAAGATGGAGACCTCTTTAATTCTATTGGTCCTTATCCATCTCTTTAGGCTTTTAGCATCTGCATCTATTAATCCCCTGAAATAAGCATTATTCCCTCTCATTTCAGCACCTATCCAGTGTGTTACTGGTGGCACGAACTCTGTAGATATGTCTTCTGGTTTCTGGTGGCCAAGGAACCCATTAAGAGTATGCTCCATGACATAGTCTACAATATCCTTAAGACTTTTAGGTGTATAGTTCCAGCCTCTTTTGCTCTTGCCAGCTGGTATCTCCACTACTACCTCCAGTGGATCTTCGTCCATCTGTTTCATCTGGTCTATGTCTACACCTTTGGCCAATGGTATGTCGCTAGGCTTTATATTAGAAAGCAGTGCATTTACGCTGTCTATTTCGCCCTGTATAAGTCTTTGTTCGCCTGCTAATAGTTTTATATACATTTTCTATTTTCACCCCCTTAAATTAATGCTGTGGCCTTTCTGGGAATACAAATTAAAAGAATTGAAACTTCTCGAAGTTGTCCTGGTACCATTTTTCTAGTTGTGGATCACTTTCAGGATCCTTTGCCCAGTTTGATACTCTTTCTATAGTTGTGTTTATGTCTTCCTGGATTTCTGTCATAATGCATAAACAATTAGGATGAAAAGGATAATCTGGTGCATGTTCTATAGGATATCCTCCAGGACCTAACCCATAATCGTCTGCCTGGGTATATACATCGCATATGTCATACTCTGGATGGCTTGCAGATAAAATAAACCTAACACCCTTATTATTTGGATTCATTGCTGCAGATTTCATTGTAGCCATACCAAAGGCAGATGTCATTTCGGTCCTGGCTAATCTTAAGGTCTCATAGCATATATCTTCAGGAACTCTTCCTTGCATTCTGGCCATCATATTAGGATAGTCCTTGGCAAAGGTCTTGCCTCCTTGTTTGACATACTTCTCCAGGGCCCTGGCTACTGTTACACAATCCTCTCCAGTGGCCACACCTGTTACTAGGATCCTGCTGATATTCCTTCTATAGTTCTGGTTTTTATTCCAGATATAGTCGCTTAATTTAAGCCCATACCTACTTCTAGACCACATAGCTTCTACTGCCCTGGAATTTAGTCTATAGAAAGCATTTTCTATTACACCTATAGATAACCTTGGAGCTGCTGCTTTTTTTGCAATATCTATAAGTACCTGTTTAGAATAGCTGGAACCTGCTTCTACATTCCTCTTGATATGCCTATCAAAGTTAATGGTCAGCTGGCCATTAAGATCATCAATTATCTTCTTAATTTCCTGCTGGATCCTCTTAAGTCTTAACTCATCAAATGGATTAAGGCCACCTTTGGCAATATCCTGTGCTATTATCCTGGAGACTTCCTCATACATGGCCCTGATCTCCTGTTCCTGGTCCAATCTTAACTCCATAAACTCCCTTCTTTGCAGCAATGCCCATTTTTTATATGGACCACTATTCTCAATTAGTTTGTCTATTCCTATATTGGTACCTATTTTCTTATTCTTCATCTCCCTCATCCTCGTCTATCAAGGCCTCGTCTATTTCTCTGACTTCATCAATCCATCCTTCATAATCCCTATATCTGTTCCTTAATCTTCTGGTCCTCATTATCTTTTCTCTTTCTCCGACTATTTCTGGATCATTAGACTGATATTCGGACATGGTGTCAATATACTGTGCTAGGAAGTCTACTGCAGATTCTTCTGATATGATATTGGACATAAGGGCCACATTTAAAGCTGTAGTTATATTCTTTAATGTTTCGCTTACAGCCTTATCATCTCGTGGATCTACCTCATCCCATCCTAATGCCACAGTATAATCTAAGAATTGCACTCCTCTCGCTTGACTAGACATGGCCAATACCATTCTAGCCAGCAGCTGCCATTGCTCTGCAAATTGCTCCCTCTTCCTTTTAACTTTGTTTATCATTATAGGCATTTGTTCCTTAACACTGGCCAATGCACTTGGTGTATGAACCCCAAATATAAACTCTGGTGTCTCTGATATATCTACTATACAGTAGAATATAAGTTTTAATAGGTCCTTGGCATCTCCAGTAGCACTTTTAGCCTCTATAAACTCGGCATCTTCTCCTTCTGTGAAGAATAATATCTCATGGCCATCCAGGTTAATGGTGCCACCTTCCTTGGCGAATTTCACTGGATCTTCTATGCCAAAGTTATTGGCCAAGAACTCCGTTACATTCTTAAGCTTAAGCTTTAGCTTTGGAGTACTGTGCATTTTAGATCCCTTAAGTGCATGAAGCATTACATCGTGGTATGCTTTCACATATGGAGCTATAGGTTCTATATCCGATTGGCCATACTTCATGGTTTCGTCTGGCTCATTTTTGAAATGGATTATAGGTATAAAACCCCATTGATTATCAAACTCACCAGCCTCTATGCCTTCTGGTCGGTCTCCTACTATCTCTATTATCCTTTTTTCTGCAGTTATCTTCTGTGTTATTGTACAACTCCTCTTGCTGCCATCTATTTCGGTCCATTCGTGTTTACTCTCCAGGATATAGGCTATAGGTTCCCTTGTAATAGGATCCAGGATTATATCCTTAACTTCTTCAGGAGGGATGATATTATATATCAGTCTTTCTTCCTTCTCTGGATATAGAGGATTCTTTCTCTTCTCCCTAGTTATCCATACATAGCAATCCCCTAGCTTTAAGGCATTGCTATGAGTCCTTATCATTTTAGAGGTATTCTCCAGCACAAAATCGTCTAGGACTTCTTGTGCCTCTTCATCTTCTATGGTGAAGTGAGGGACTCCCATAAAGCCTACGGTCGAATTAATCACTGGCTTTACGAATGCAGCTCCTAGCTCATATTTTGGATTCTTGTTCTGGTATAACTCCCTGGCCATTTTATAGTCTACCTTGGAGTCGTCCAATGAATAAGTGATATAAGTGGAGCCTGTTATCCTTCTCATTATTTCGCCAGATACTTTTCTCCTGAACCAATGATATGGCTTCAGTAACTTCTCTCTAATCATACAACTTCCCTCCCTTCAATAGTGATAGATCTACATAGTCACCATCTGCAAATGAATATATAACAGCATCTGCTCTGTCTGGTGATTCTCCTATTCTTCTCTTCATTTGGTCTTTGCTTTCTAGTTCAATCCTTCCTCTACTATCTATCTTGAATTTTCTGTTAGACAATTGCTTGATTAATGCATCGTCTTTAGGCAGCTCTATTACTCCTGGCTCTCCCTGTAGGAATTTAGAGAAGTTTTCATCCAGCAACTCTTTTAAGTTGTCCCACATTTCTGCAGCTTTATTATAATAATGGTCTGGATCATTGGCCTTGGACCCATTCTTTATAGGTGCAATGATATATCCTAGTCTCTGCTGTCTATTTACTTCTCTTAACCTATCGGTAACACCACCACCCAGGCCATCATCGTCTATTTTGATGATAACCTTATTTATTTGAGTATGTTTGCCCTTAAGTTCTTCGACTGTTCTTATGATATTTCCTACAGTCTCCATGGTGTCTTTTTTAGAGTATTGCTGCAAAGGTAATACCCTATTGCCTATCCTTGGAGCTATAATCGTCTTATCATCTCCAAATCTGGCCACATCGACACCGACATTTAATGTATAGGCCTTGCTGATATCTACTATAGTCTCTGTTGCCTGCTCTACTACCTCTAGGGAAATCAAGCTATCAGACTCGCCTTTAGGGAATTCTCCCAAGACCCTAACTCTATAGACATCGCTATCTATGCCATACTTCTTTTGCAGCATTCTTATATTTTCCTTGGATGTCCTTGGGCTATCTAAAGAGGATACCTTGTGAGTCTTATACATATCCCTATCGCTGTTATGGCTGTCATAAAATATCCCACTTGTCTTGGTGGGATTCCCGCATAGTAGAAGCTTATTTTCATAACCTGTAAGAGTTCCCAGTATAGCTTCCATGATATTATCAGCTACCCCAGAGGCCTCATCTACTACAAATAGCATATAGTCCTCATGGAACCCTTGCATATTCTCTGGCCTTACTGCAGTCCTGGCAGTTGCCCACCAGCGTTCCTCGTAGCCATTCATGTATATTTTAGTCTTGGTCCACTTGAGCAGTTTTTCTACTCTTGATTTGGATAGCCACTTTGCTATCTCTGCCCAGAGCACATCATATAACTGCTGCCTTGTTGGAGCTGTTGCTATTACCTTAGGATATGGCCTAGTGCATAAATACCAGGTTATGACTATACTCTCTAGTCCTGTTTTTCCTACTCCTTGACCAGATCTAACTGATACCTTAGGATATTTAGCTATATCCATTAATACTTTTTCTTGCCATGGATCCGGATAAAACCCTAGCATATCCTCTGCAAACCATACAGGGTTGTCCCAGTAGTTGTCTATTAAGGTGAGTATTGCCTTGCTTGGTGTAGCAATCTCTTTGTCTGGTACTATAATCTTATTGCTCATTATTACCCCGCCTCTTTGCTGCTATTTCTTCTATTGCTTTCACCCATTCCTCTGTTTCGTCTCCTGCATTGTCTCCAGTCATTCTATCTATTTCAAGCTGCAGCTTTTGTATCCTTAGCCTTTGTTCTTCTGTTGCTCCATCTCTATCTACCAGCTCATTGTACTGCTTGATTAACCCTCTTAATTCAGAAAAAGCTCTACTTTGTGTATTGAGGAATGTGGCATATCTGTCCCATGCAAATTGGAACTCCCATTCTTCCTCTTTGGTGTATGACATACCTTTGATTATCTTCCTTTTCTTGATTTCCTTTATCATCTCGTCTTTGCTTTCTACATGCATAATCTCTTGAGCTTTGATGATAGTTGCAAACTTCAACTTAATGCTATTCCATAGGATATCTAGTTGACTCATCTCTTCTATGTCATTGAATATGTCATATACATCGGTCGGGAGATATTTAGCATAGAACCCGTGCTTTCTGGCTCTCTGGTTCCCTTTTGGTGGAGCATTACTGTTGCCCACTGCGTTCTTATTTCCTAGTTGACTGATACTCCTTTTTATATTGGCCTTGGTCTGAACTGTCTTGTTTCGGGACTTCTTCTCACCATTATTTTGAGGGTTTCCCTCTCCTGCATCCTCTTCGTTGTTATCCGTGGCAGCAGCGTTGCAACAATCCTCAAATTGTGTTGCAACATTTTCAAGGAATTCGTCCCATTTTTCTCTGTTCTTTCTGGACCTTAGAGTGGAGGCTTTTACTCCAAATTCCTTGGCCAACTCTGCTAGTTTTACCTTCTCTCCATCTACAGTTCGTCTAAGATATTCTTTCTTTATCTCTAGCCAGTTTGTTTCACTGCTCATTCCCCTCCCTCCAACTCTCTTAAGTTCTTCTAGTATGTCGTCATTGTCCACAAAATAAATTCAAATAGGCTATAGCTGCCTTGATGTCTGGTTGCTTATGTTTCTTAACCTTCTTTATTTCTGTCGTATTTCCCCTCTTGTTGGCTTTTATCTCACTTTCCTCGTATTCGTATCCCACCGCAGCTTTGAATATGGACTTCTCAATCTGTGCAATATTTTTCGCTCTGTCTTCCATATCCTCACCCCTTAATTAGAGCAACAAAAAAGAACCTATTAATTAAGGTTCCAATCTAGTATAAGGTATTGTTTGTCCATCCCTGATTACTTTTATTTCTTCCTCTCCTGCTAATGCTATATATCTTTTAATTATAGCATCGCAATATCTAGGATCTAGTTCCATGGTGTAGCATATTCTGTCCATCTGTTCACTTGCAATTAATGTGCTGCCACTTCCACCGAACAGATCCACTATAAGGTCGCCTTTTAAACTTGAATTTTTTATTAGGTAACCTAGTAGGCCCAAAGGTTTCATGGTAGGATGTAGGTCATTCCTGGTTGGCCTATCAAATCTTATTATGGATCCTGGTATGCTCTCCAGAAGCTGCTCCACTAATGCTATTAATTCCTTCTTTGATAGGTCTTCTATATCTACATCGCTTTCAATTACAGTATCTTTATTCCTTTGGCCATACCATTTATGGGCTGCTCCTTCCTTCCAGCCATATAAGATTGATTCATGTCTCCACTGGTAGTCTTGTCTACCTATAGTTAATGAGTGCTTAACCCATACTAACCCCTGGGATAGTTTAAACCCTGCATTCATAAAAGCTTTTCGGAAGTTATAGGCCTCTGTGTCTGCGTGGAATATGTAAATAGGTGTCCCTTCCTTTGCTATTTCATACATATTGCTAAAGGATCCTATTAATAGATTATAAAAATCGTCGTCTCCTAGGTTGTCATTTTCTATTTTCATCCCGCTTTCACTTTCATAATTAACATTATAGGGAGGATCTGTGAGTAATAGGTCCGCCTGGTCTCCATCCATCAGCCTGGCCACATCCTCCGGCCTGGTACTATCTCCACATAGTAGTCTGTGCTTACCCAGTATCCAGAGGTCTCCCTTCCTGGTTATCGGCTCCTCTTCCTTCTCCAGCTCTTCCTCCAGGTCAAAATCATCCTCTACTACCTCTGTAGTATCAAAGTTGGCCATAATGTCGTTTATTTCCTCTATCTCAAATCCGGTTAGTTCTACATCTATATCCATGTCCTCCTGGAGATCCTTGAATATCTGATTAAGTTTCTCCTGGTCCCAGTCTCCACTTATTTTATTAAGTGCAATATTTAATGCCTTCTCCTGGCTATCGGATAGATCTACTACACTAACCTTTACCTTAGTCTGGCCTTCATCTTTTAATATCTTTAACCTCTGGTGTCCTCCTACTACATTTCCCGTCCTGGAGTTCCAGACTATAGGTTCTACATATCCAAATTCTTTTATGGACCTTTTTAACTTTTCGTATTCTGGATCTCCTGGCTTAAGGTCCACTCTTGGATTATATTTTGCTGGATTAAGTTTATTTATATCTACTACCTGGATATTAATGTCCATAGTATATCACCCTTTAATCTGACCACTTGGTTTGTCTTATCCTTCTCCCTATCCGTTTATAGGAATTTTGTTTCATTAAGTTTTCGGGACGATCCCCCAGTTCAACATCTTTCTTTGGTTTTTTCTCTGGCTTAAATGAATTCTTAAGCTTTTTATACATATCCAAATCTTTATGCTTTATTTGATCCGATATCTTAAACACAATTCCCACCCCTTTATATTGATAAATAAAAATGGATGCGTCTTTTCTCGACACATCCTTCTATGTTTGCAATATTTTTCTATTTTCTATTATTTCATATAATTTCATATCCAACTTCCTTTGATTAGGCATTTTTTTCCTATCTTTCTCCCACTTTTTCCCCAGCATCAGTGGTCCCATTGATGGTAAACAGTATTTTATCCATTGCTTTACATCTTAGTTCCTGGCACCAACTAGTGGAGTAATTTGTCTTCATTGAGACTTGGACCCATGTCATATCCTCTATATAAAACAGTGTTATAATCTCTCTTTCGGTTTCAGTCAGGGCTGATAATGCATTGTCTATCATTTTTAATTTATTAGTTTCTCTTGCTATATTTTTCTTTAGGCCTTTCTTAATTCTCTCTTTTGCCTCTATGTTTTTAATAGTTGCATTTTCAACCACACTATTAAATTTATTGGTTTTAGAGCTTGGCTCTCCATATGTAATCGCAGATACTCCGTCTTCTAGATCCTCTAGCTCCAAGTTCTCTAGTCTTAACTTGTTATTTTCTATGGAGGCTTTTATCAATTTGTAGTTATATAGTATTCCTTCCACCTGGCTATAGCTCATTACATCCATATGACCTCTCCTAAGTGATATCCTCAAGTGTCAATCCCAGATCCTTTAAGGTTTCATCATCTATTGTTATCCCATATATTTTGTACTTGTCGAATATTTCTGTTTCCCCTTCCTTGTGGACCCTGTCATGCCACTCCCTTGAAAGGGCCATTAATTCCAGCCCCCTATGGCTTATCCTCTTTCTATTTCTACCCATTCCAACCCTGGAACCTTCTACATGGTGTATATCTGCTCCCAGTTTCCCGGTTATGCAGCACTTCCTGTATTTAATACATAGATATAGGTATCTGTCTATATCGTCTGTTCGGTTTAGTCCTATATCTGTTAGTGGGATGTCCCATTTTAATATAAAATCTATTATGTGATTTATGAACTCCCTAGCTGTCGATATACTGCAGTTGGAGAGGGAGAAAGGCTCTTCTCCAGTTGTCGCACAGTAGTCGTATTTCAAGTATTCTTTTAGGTACTCTGGATCATCTCCTATAAAATATGATATGTCCCTTATGGTAGCATAGATTTTCTTCCTCTGGTCTACGGTTATGGTTCTACCGTCGTTTATTTTCAGTTCTGCGTCTATTCCATCCATACCTCTTATCTTATACTTTGATATTCTCCTACCCACCTTCTCCCCAGGAATAGTAATGATAAGGTCCGTTCCCTGGTCCGTTTCTCTAATTTGTCTTATCTTTGAGAAGTATTGCACCTCTTCCCCCTCCTTCTATTCAAAATAGACCACCTTTACCACGGAAACTCTTGAATGAAGTCTTGTCCCATCAATTCTCTTAACATGTTTTGGTATATTCTTTAAAGCTATTTTCATAATCTGTAGTTCCGTCGGAATTTTTCCAGTGTAAATTCTTAACAGAACCTTTGGGCATATCGCATAATATAGTTGCTTGCCTTTTCCCGCATATACTACATTTTATAAACTTTCCTACTTCTATTACATCTCCCACTATTTTACCTCCAGCAACTCTGGATTTTCATATATATTCCCCAATATTTCTACTTCTTCTGTTTCATGTAGATAATAGCCATTACACAAGTAAGCCATTTTTTCATTATCCCATTTAACATCTGCTATAAAGTCATAGTCATGTTCTCCTGTATCAAACCAACCTTCACCTGGATAATGGCCCCTTGCACGAACTATATCTCCCTCATATATTTCTTTTCTTCTCTTATCTTTTCGCCCCGTATATTGCATTGGAACTATATAATTAGTGCTCCAAGATGTTTTGTCCCCATCAATGCATGCTAGGCAGGTACCATTGGAGTAAAATTTGAAATACACATTTCCTGGTATGGTTATATTTATTTTTGAACCTTCATCTTGAAATCTTATCTCTTTTGTGTCTGTATTTATCATCTTATTGTCTGATTTATCCCAGGCTCTAAATTTGATTTCTCTCATCGTTCTACCTCCTTAATATCTATCGTCTATAACTTCATAGTCTGGTTCTTGGTCTATGATCCTTTGCTCTGATGCCCACTCTCTCATGGTATCTATGTCTACGCATAGTGTTATTTCTTTGAAATCCTCTTCCTTGGCCCCGTGTATCAATTCCTTTTTAGTAACTACAATGCTGTCTACTCCTTTTGGTTTAAATAAATATGCTCTTTTCATAACTACCATTAATGTTTCCTCCTCTTCTTCCTCTTCCAGGTGACCTATACCAAGACATCCTAGCTCATCTAGGCTATCTTGATCATCCATTATAACTGTATCCTCTACATTGAAGTTTCCACAGTACGGACATGAGACATCAATTCCTTTGAGATCATCAACAAACTTTTTACTTAATATAAAACTTTTTTCACATTCTAGGCACTCGTATTTTACTAATACATGCATTTTATAATTTGGGTTCATCCTGCTATCAACTGTATTTTCCATCTTTATCCCTCCATTTTCTATCTCTAAGTCTTGGATTTTATTAAATTGTTCTTCCCATATCTTTACCGCTTTTCCTATTCTCATGGCCAGTTTGTTTATATTTGCTCCTATATCAAAACCTGTTTCAAGTCTACTCACTTTCGCCCATCTCCTCTATCTTCCTTAGTACTGCAGCCTCCAGACGATCTAGCCTCTTATCTCCAAACCCGAACTCTTCATTCATAACCTTGTAAACTACCGTTAAAGTTAATTGAATACCTTTCGCTATGCTATCCATTTCCAATTGCTTTAGCTCTTTTCCGGTTAGTTTGTGTACTCTTCTCTGCTGCTGCCTGGTCATTTTCAATGCCGACACCTCACTTTTTTAAATATCCTGTCCTTGCTATAGAGTCTTCCGCATTCGGTACATACTATAGCTTTGTGTTCTCTTCCCCAGGTGTTTACAATAGTTACCTCTACCATCTTTCCATGACATCTATAACAAGCCACATCCTCCCTCCTTATCGTTTGCTATACCTATTCATTAGCCAGTGTAGTAGTGCTACCATGCATGTCCAGCTTATTACTGCTCCTACGATTAAACCTTTTATAAAATCACTCATTTTAGTCCTCCGATTCTATCCTGTCCTTGAGCCTTCTTAGCTTATTTTCCTTGTTGAACTCTACTAGATCCTCAATGTCGTATAATATTTTCATTTGATTAAGCATTATCTCTACATCTGCTATCTCTTCAGCTATATTCCCTGTTACTTTCTTACCTCTTAGGTCCTTACATAGTTCCTTCTGGAGCTCTGCCATTTCTTCAAATACCATTGTTATTTGTGGCTCGGCTCCCCATTTATCCAATGCTCCTTTGTAAACTTCTCTTTCATCTATCGGTTCTGGTTCTTGTTTTAGCCATCTGAAACACTCTTCTTTAGTCTTGAAATCCTCCACCCAGGCATCTCCTGTAGAGTTGTCTATTCCAATATAGGAGTCTCCGTCTATTTCGTAGAATAATCCTATAGGCTCCCTTGTATCAAATATTTGGTTTGCCTCTTCTCTGGTTACCAGTTTAATTTCCATCATATTCGCCTCCATTGTCCATCCAGGATGTTCTCCCTACATCTACTCCATGGTCCCTTACTATCTCCATAGCCTGGTCCTCTGTGAAACCTGCAGCTATTAATTCGTCATAGTATATTTTCATTTTCTCTGATAATAGTTTTGTTAACTCTTTAAACTCCGGCAACATGTTTCTTTCAGCTTTGACGGCCATTTCTATTTGAAATTTTTTAAATATATCCATAGGTCCCCTCCAGTTACTTATATTTTTTATTAGTCTTTTTATCTTTAAGTACTATCCGTCCTACTAGCTCCAGATCCTTTTCTTTTAACATGTTTTTTATCTCCTGGATTGTGTCATGTACTTGTTTATTCCTGGCTTTCTGTCTAGCTTTTTCTGCAGCACTCTCCTTCTCTATTGCCTTGGTTGCTGTAGGATCATAATATCCGGATCCATTCTCCCAATATTTTTCCATAAAGACCCTCCTATTTGACAACCTTCAAACTTAAGTCCGGGTACATGTATTCAAATAGTTTCTGCTTAATCTTGAATACTTGAGTTTCTACTCCTTTTACATCGACTACCTCCGTGGTCCCGTCATTATTCGTGATTACAAAGTCTGCTATATAAGTTATTGGTTGATATTTTACTCCGTTCTTTTCAAATCCTGGCTGCAGCTCGTATTTAGGTTGCAGCCCAAAGTCTTTAATTTCTCCTGCTTGTTTAAGGATCTTTAGTTTGCAATAGTATTCAGCTTCTTTTATACTGTCAAACTTGATACCGTCTACTACACACTTTTCATTATTGTACTTACTTCTAGCCTTTGGTTTCTGGTTTAATATACTATTGTCGGTTTTCCCTTTTCTCTTTAGGTATTCCTGATACTGCTCCTCGGTCCATCTCATCCAATTCCCTCCTAGCTTGTCTCATGGCTTCATAATACTTAAGGTTTGGATTGGCTTTCAGTAGTTCTGCTGCTCTTTCTACTGCAGAATTATTAATGTTGGCCATTGAATACCCCCTTATTTATCTAATAAGTAACTAACCCATTCTAATTCACTTTCTAATTTTTCATCATCCAGCTGCTTCAGCTCTGCCTTTAGATTATCCTTCCACTCCTCCAGAAGCCTTAGAAAAAATGAACGAGTGGTTTAAAGCCTTCCCCGAACTATACGAAGCCTACATGGTCAAGGAAACCTTCAGGGATATCTATGCTACCGCTAAAAATTATGGTGAAGCCCTTGCTATGTTCAATGACTGGCTGGATGCTATACCTCCTGCGGAAGAGTTTAGAGCCATGAAAGAAACCTTTATAAAGCGTAAACAGCATATTCTGAATTATTGGTCATACCGTTGGACTAATGCCTACACCGAATCTGTTAACAATGCAATCAAAAATATTGAGAAGGCTGGCAGAGGTTACAAATTCGATGTTCTTCGTGACCGATGCATCTTGTCCATCAACAAGCCCACACCTGACAAGTTTGATTTTAAGAAAGCGGTTTACGTCCCAACGAGTAAAGGTAAAGACACAAACTCTACTTGAGACCTTCAGGCCATTCCTGAATGAAATTGTCTCCCATCAATTCCTTAAGAGAATTTTTCATAAATATTGGTATTCTGGTAATACTTGCGGCCTCAACAATATTTTCAACCCATTCACGCTTAGGCACTATTTTGTCTTTTCTATTTCCAGTCTCAGCGCCAATAATTATCCATTTTACATTTCCGAAAGAACCTAAACCCGCATCAAGAGGTTCTAATAAAGGTTCAATGCTAAGAAACGTATTGTCTTTAAAGCGTCCTGGATATCGCAGAGAATTTTTGCTTGTGACAGTGCTGCCATACCAAAAGTTGTTGCTCGCTGGCAATTTATCCGTGTTCGCAAGTTCACACAGACGCTTTGGATTTTTTGTAAGGAATAAATATTTATGTTGTGGCGCTTTCTCGCAAGTTTCAAAGACTTCCTGAATCCATTCATCAGGTACCCAATCTCCGAATAAATCTGCCATACTACAAACAAATATCTTGCGTGGACGTGTCTTTCTGATGGGTTCATCAAGGCGATAACGGTGAAAGGTTGGTATAAAACCGTAAGGATAAGGCGCTTTAGGCCATTTCCCCAATCTTTCCTTTGGTGCAATATACAGTGGTTCTTGAAGTTCTCTTATGGGGTTATCTGTTGTTAGAATTGTATCGTAATGGGTGTTTCCTTCGCTATCTGTCCACCCCTTAAATCTATTTGCAATACGTCTGGCATAGCAGTAATTACAATTATGTAAGCATCCCGTGACAGGATTCCAAGTGCTATCGCACCATTCAATTTTTGATTTATTCATTCAAGAATCTCCTTTCGTATGTTCACCTAACGAATACCACAATTTTCATTAAATTCTTATCATTTTACTGATTTATGCCAATACCACACCTAATTCCTCAAGCCCATTAAATTCAGGGTAATTATCTATGATAAAGTTGATTTTTTCTTCCCTATTCATATTTCCTCCTAACATGTTTTTCTGAATTCAGATCTAGGCTCCAGATCTCCGCCCCTAATCATTCTTTCATTTTTCCCTCTAATAGCTTGTGCAGATCTATTTATGTACTGTGTCATGATATCTGGTTGGTATCCTTTGTTGTATAGCTCTATAACTATTTCTTCCTCCTCTTTGGTCCAGGGGTTGTGGTTCGACATCCTGACTGGTCTTTCTTTTAGACCTAGATCCAGTATCCTTCTTTTAATCGCTCCCTCTGTCCTATTTAATTTCTCTGATATGTCTCTATAGCCCCATTTGAATTCTCTTAATAGACTTGTTAATCTCTTATCTTCAGCTTCAGTCCACGGAGTTCGCTTGAAGTTATTTTTCATTTTTATGTCTGCCCTTCTCTGGTCCTTGAGCCAGTCTGGTTCCTTCCCTAGGGCATTCTCCTCTAGTAAGCTAAAATCTATAATGGTTCTATTTTTCTCTGCCCATTTCCAGAAGTCGTCCAGGTTGACTACTTTAAACGATGATCCTTTTACCTTCTTTGTTTTAACTGGAAGACCCTTATCTATCCATTGTTGTATTGTGTATGAGCATCCATTGCTGCCTCTTAATTCCACCATCAGTTGATTTAATGTTACATAATCCCCTGACTCCAGGAATGGTCCTAGGCCTAGTCTCACTGCCCTTACTTGTATTGCAGTTGCAGTCCTATTTAAGGTGTTGGCAATATGCTCCATACTATATAAGCCCCAATACTCTGATAGGAACTCCTCTTCCTCTTTTGTCCAAGGCCTGTTTTTATGTGCTTTGTTTGTTCCTAACCCTAACTTCCTAGCTCTGTTATATATTGACTGATATGTCCTTCCCAGGTCCTCTGCAATTTCTTGAGTTTTCTTTTTCCCCCAGTTTTGTATGAGGTATTCCTCCTCCTTATATGTCCATTCCATTTTCATCCCCTTTCTAGAATAATGTTAGTTGTCCGTTTTCTTCGGTGTTAAACTTTATAACCTGTTTATTACTCTGTTTTTCTCTATCCTTCATTAGCCTATAATTCCACATGCCAAGTACATAAAATGGTGTATCCCATATTTCATATACTTCTAGTGTTAAGGTATTAGCATGCATGACTTTCGCTGGTATTCCTAATAGGCTTAGCTGTATATAGGACATATAGACTGACTTTATGTCTATATCCTGAGTTATCGCTACCATTTGTTTTTGATAGTTGTATCCATGTTTCTTAAGTACATTTGCTAGAGCAATTACCATTGCACCAGCTCCAGCTGCAGGTTCATTTACTGTTATGTATCCATCCTTTTCTATAGTCTCTTTTATGTGGTCTATAGATACTTCTGCCATAAGCTCTGCTATGGCCATTGGTGTAAAGAATTGTCCTTTCCATTTGTTTCCCAGGTCCATTTCCATAAACACTTGACCCAATACATCCGAAGGTTCTTTTTCTAGTGCCATAATCAATTCGCCTAGTATTTCAGGAAACTTGTCCAATTCCTCTTTTTTATACTTCTTTGTTAGGTCCTGGTATTGCTTTTCTTTTTCTTCCCAATCTACCGTATTTACTGTATTCCTTATACTTATAGCTGCCATTGCTATAAAGTCACTGAAGACTGTCCAGGCTCCATGCCTTCCTGATAGCCATTCAATTTTTTTGATTATATTCTTTAGATGTTGCCTCATTCACATCTTCCTCTAATACACTTCTTTCCTTCTGTCTTTCCCATTCATAGTAATTCCCATAGTCATTTCATGTAGCCTTGATACTATAGCCCTAGCTGTCCAGTCATTATTAGTCTTCTGACTCCATGCTTTAATTAAGTCCTCATCGTTTAAGTTAGTGGTTATTATTACTGGTAGGCAGTTCTCGTATCTATCGTTAATGATGTCGTAAAGCATCATTAAGGACCAGTCTGTTACATTCTCTTGTCCTAGGTCGTCTATTACCAGAAGGTCTACTTCTTTGTATGCTTTTAATAACTCATATTCGCTGACATTTCTGTCTCTGTCATAGGTCCTTCTTATCTCCTGTAGCAGCTTTATTGATGTCATGCATATCACTGGTATGCCTTTCTTTATCAAGTACAGTGCTATGGCCACTGCCAGGTGAGTTTTACCTGTTCCGTTGTTCCCTGAAAAGTACAATCCTTCTCCTGCTTCTTTAAATTTGTGGAAGTTTTCCGCATATAGTTTTGAATTTCTATAGGCTTCCTGGTTTTCAGAATCCACTTTGAAATTTTCAAAGGTCCTATTTTTAAACCTTTTTCCTATTCCGCTGTTACCTAATATCTTATTGATCTTCTCCCTTTTCAGCCTATTCTCTTCCTCTATCCTCTTTTTCTCCTGGAGCTCTCTTTGTTTTTTATCGTGCTGGGCCCAATATTTAGTGGCTTCTTTACAGTTGCACCTTTCATGCTCCAGCCAGGCTATTACTTTATTGGTAATAGGTAGTATGACTCCTCTTGGATAAAGTTTCTTACCGCAGAATTGACACACTATTGGTAGTGGTGGCTCTGTGGTGTATGGATATCCTTTTTCTATAATCTCTTTTGATGTATATATATGGTTATTCTGGGATTCTGAATTCTCGCATTCCGCTTTCTCTTGGTTCTGGCTGTATAGGCCTATTATTTTGTTTAGAGCTTCCATTCCTTATTCTCTCCTCTCTAGCCTTCTCATGGATCTGGTACTGTTCCAATGTCATAATCCCGTTATTGTACCAGTTCCTTACTATTCCTTTAAAGTATCTCCACTTCTCTGTAGGTGGTCTATTCTTTATTTCCTCTGTCTGGTTAGTGATATCTACCGCCTCACATAGTAATTGATCTTCCATGCCTTCCTCTATGAATTGTTTTATATGGTGTATGTCCATGGAAGGTGGCATTGGTATTAATTCTTGCATTCTTCTAAAGATGTTAACCTTTGTTTCTGGTAATTCTGTTAGGGGGTAATCTATAGACTGCTCTGGTTGATCTTTAGGCATCTCTTTCGTAGTTGGTATATCTACTGGCTTGGTAGGTTCTCCATCCTCTTCGAATGGTATTATCCTGTATTTGGCAGCTTGGCTCCCTTGGCCCTGCATTATCTCAAGCCTTCCTTTGCTTACTAGCCCTTCCCTTGCCTTGTATATTGCATCTTTCTTCATCCCAGTTAACTTCTCTAGTCTTGACATACTGACCGACAGCCAGAGTGGGTAGCCTGCTTCATTCGCTATATACATTAGTGCATGCCATAACGATATTTCTGTAGCTGTAAGGCTGTTATTTGTCAGCCATCTATAAAACTGTTGCACTTGTATCCCTATGTTTAGAATTAGCCTTTCAGCTTGCATAACTTCAACCCCTAGAATATTTCTTGGCCGATGTATAATTCCAATCCTTTCGCTCCTATAAATACTGGCCTTCCTGTTGCTCTTGCTATCTCTTTTTTAAATAGTTCCTTATCACTGTTTTGACTACTCATGTGTATTAGTATTATGTTTTTGGTCATTGATAGGTCGCTACTTTTTAAGAATTCCTTTACATTCTCTAATTCAAAGTGTGATTTTATTATCCGATCTCTTAATAGCTCTGGGAATTTCCCAGTGTCTATGTTGTCCTCTAGGATCTCTTTCTTATAGTTACATTCCACCAGTATATGGTCTAGTCCCTTAAACTTGTACTTGCAGAAGTATGAGTCTGTTATGAATAGCAGCTTTCCCATGTTTTTATGCTGTATTAGGAACCCTAGTGGCTCTGCTGCATCGTGTTGTGTATCAAATGGGAGGATTGTAAATCCCCCCACTTTTACTGTCTCATGTGCTATTAGTTGTTTTAGTCTATAGCTGTCATTTATTCCTAGGGCCTCAATTGTTCCTTTGCTGGTATATACATATATTCCATTTTTCATTAGATCCATCATTGCCTTACTGTGATCTTTATGTTCATGGGTAACTAGGCATCCTGCTACCTTCCCTATATTAAAATTTATGCCTTCCTGAATTCTCTTGAATGATATTCCAGCCTCTATAATTAAAATTTCTGTCTCGTTTTCAAGCAGGTAGCAGTTTCCACTGCTACCGCTTGCTAGTATTTTAAGTTTCATTTTAGAACCCTGGCCCTTGGTATAGGTCCTCTACCGTTTGCTGTACTTGTTGGCCAGTATTCTGTCTTTTTGGTTGTCTAGGCTGTTGAGTCTGTTGAGGCTGCTGTGGTTGTGGTTCTGGATCTATATGCTCTATATCTTCTTCGGGTATGTCTATTACTTCTTTATTGGCCATGGTTTCTATTTCAGCTTCTACTTCCACTTCTGTAGCACTTACTTCTCTAATTACTCCCTGCTCATCTTCTGTATACATAGCCCCTAGGACATCTGGGAATGCTTCTCTTAAGGCTTGCACTAGAGCTGTTTTTCTTATCATCGTCTTTGGCATCGCCTTCCAGGTTGCCTGCCCTTTAGAGAATTCATCCAGACCTATCTTTGTTATATATGGATGTTTTTTACCTTTGACATAGACTTCGGCCCATCCACCTAGTAGTACATCTCCAGGTAGACTGAAGCTGCCTTCAAGCTCCAGGATCTCTTCTCCTCTTTTTACTATGATACCAGCTCGGAAGCCTTCGAAGTTAGGATCCGCAAAGGCCCTTTTCATATATGCTTCCTTACTTGTGATTAATTGTGCTGGTGCTCCTTTGAATTTTACTAGGTAGGCTTCATTTAAAAATGGATTTAGCTTTTGGTACCTGCATAGGTTGATAAACATTACTACTTCCTGGTCTGTTACCTGGTCATTTCCTCTAGTTAGATATTCCTTTACTATGTTACCTGTTAACTTTACCTCTTGGCCATTTGCCTCATAAATTACTGGCTTATTTAACAATTCGCTCATTCTTATTCCCCTCTCTTTTTATAATCTTCATTCCGCATATTATGCAGAAGTTATCAGTCTCTTCTATTCGGTTATTCTTGCACCTTGGGCATACGATCCTCTTTTTCTTATCCTTCATATAGCATCCTCCTATGCCTGTTCTACTCTTAAGTTCTTATGCCTTGTCACTTTAAGGTTTATCAACTGGGAGTCAGTGTCTATTAGGTCGTTTATGCTTTCTCGGTTGTCTATAAATATTGGTGTATAGGTGTTGTGGTACTTGCATAGGCTGTTTATTACATCTAGGCCTGCATTAACCTGCCCTGCTGTGTTGGCATTATCGAAGGGTACTCCATCTACCAGTACATCACATGTCTCATCTAGTCCACCGTTAACCTGTTTTTTAAATAACCTGAAGGATACCTGATTGAATTTCTCGTTTATGGTTTTTTCTATTAACTCTGCCTGTGTGGTTATATACTTGTCTACTATGAGCTCCTTTTTCTCTATCTCGCCTATCTGTTGTGATAGAACCTTCTCCTCTGCCATTAGTTCTTCTATCCTCTTCCTAGTCTCCTGGTTGATTTCATCCTGGTGGAGGTCCTTTTCTAGCTCTATAAGCTCTTCCTCTAACCTTGCCTTCTTGGTCTTTAGTTCATTAAGTTCCACTGTATCTGGTTTAGCTGTAAGATCTGCTACTAACTCCAGGATCCTAGCCTTAATGCTTTTGTACTCTTCATTTTCAGCTAATAATGTTTGGATGTCTGGTTTTGGCTTTGTGCCTATAGTTTTCTCTCTATCTTCTATGGCCTTTTCAATGTGCTGGATCTCTCTTTCAAGGTCTGCTATCTTCTTATTTACTTGCTCCAGCTCTTCCTCATAGCCCTTTACATCTTCAGCCAGGGCCTGCCCTTTATCCCTTATCCTCATGAGTTCTTTTACTTGGAAGGATTTAAAGTTTTCTTCTAATTCAGACACTTTGCTTTGTATCTCTACCTCGGAGAAAGGTCTCTTACAAGTAGGGCACTCTTTTATGCTCTCGTCTATCTCAAATTTTCTATTGGCTTCAAATTGGTAATCTTCTCTTAATCGCTCCAGTTCCTTATTGCCTGCCAATATAACTTTTTCCAGGTTACTAGCAGCTCTTCTTTCCATCTGCAGCTCTGTCTCTAATTCCCTTATCTTGGATTTAAAGGTCATAATCTGTTCCTTTAGCTCTTGGTCTGGATCTGCTATTTCCTGCTTTGTCTGGTGCTCTATTTCTTTCAGTCTGCTTTTTAGTTTATAGAGTTCATCCTGCTTTTTAAGTTTTTCCTCATTTAGTTTAGATAGGTCTAGCATTTGCTCCTCTATGGCCTTAATGCTGCCCCTTACACTTCTGATCCTTATATCCAGTGCATCTTTATTGACTTCCTTTATAGTCTCATGTAGTGTATTTATCTTAACTGGTATATTTTCTCTAGCCTTATTTAGCTGTGACCTTTGGTACTTCAGAGCCTCTTTTAACTCCTCTATGGTCTTGTCTTCTAGGTCTTTTTCTATGACCCTTAATTGTGGATTAGTCTTAAATATTTGGTCTTTGGATATCTCCTCTCCAGCTAGTTCAAACAGGATCTTCCTTCTATCTTTCCAGTGTAGTTTCTGTGAGAAGTATAGTGGATCTGTTAGCAGCTGGAATATTTTTTCGTCTATAAGTTCATTAATTTTGCTTTCATACTCCATCTTCTTTACTGGTACATCGTTGACGAACCTTTCTATCTCATGTCCAGTGAAGGTCTCCTGGTCATTTCCCTTTCTCTTGGTCCATACTTCCTTATAAACCTTCTTTAACTTTAGTTGCCTTCCATCTACCTTAAATATCCCTTCTACTGAATGCTCTAGCCCATGGATTGGCTCCCCATTTTCCAGAGTTTTTATCTCGAATTGAGTTCTACCTTTGCTGTCCTTCTCAAACAGTAGCCAGTTAAAAGCATCCACGACAGTAGTCTTACCTGTCCCATTTTCTCCACAGATGGTTGTGGATAACTCGTTAAACTCGATATCCTGTTCTCTTAACCCTTTAAAATTCCTGATCTTTAACTTCTCAATAATTAACCTCATATCTTAACCTCCTCGCTAATGAGTTCATGAATTCTGTAAATGCTTGTTGCTCGTAGATTTCAGCTGTCACTATGGCCAGGTAGGTTTCATTATAGGTTGCATTGTATCTCTTGGCTTGCCATGTTAGCTTATGGATGGCATAGTCAAGAGCTTCTTTCAGTTGCTGCTTATCTACCTGATATCCTAATATTTCCTCTACTTCCTGTATGAACTTCTTTTTGATTTTTCCTGTTTGTGATATAATTAAGTTATAAGCAATTTGGCTTGTGGCCTTTAGCACCTGCCCGTGCTGGAGGCCTTTTTCTTTTGCTTCCATCCCTTTACCTCCTCATCCTCAAAAACTTCTTTGACCTCGCTTATGACTTCCTTTACCTGGTCCATGGCCAAGGCTATTATCATCAGTAATGGAATTATTAAAAACTCGCCACCTATTGCTCCGTATCCCCTTTGTGCTGTTGCTAGTTTGTGTGCCAACGGAGTTAATATTGAACCTATAATTGCTAATAGAAAGTATTTCACTAATCTCACCCCCTTCTTGCAGCTTGTCCCCTATATGGCTTCACTAAAATTTTGGCTATTTAGCCTTCTGTAGAATTCTTCCTTGACTTCTTCGAGTTTTTTATCTATGTTTTCAGGTGTTACCCCGTATTCTTTTTTCATGTATTCAATCAAAGCGTTTGCTTTATTTAGGTTCTCTGGGCCTGACATGATATATCCTCCTTCAAATATTTACTTATTTGAAACGGTTTCCATATTGGACACTATTTCTTTAAAAAAAATTTCTTCTATAGGTATTTTTAGATAGTCTGCTACCTTCTTTGCCTCTTCTAGAGTGAAATTTATAGTGCCATTTTCTTTTTTATAGTAGGCTGCCGCTGTCTTTAGTCCTAGTAATTTGGCCATTTCTAGGGCGGATATATTTCTTTCATTTCTGATTCTTCTTAACTTCTCGAACATGTCTTTTTCTCTCCTTTCAGTTTCTATTTTGGCGACCTGTTAAGTCTATTATAGTTTCTATTTTGGATATTGTCAACCATATTTTAAAATTATTTCTTCCATTTTGGATATTTTGTTTATTTTCCATTTTGGATACTATATAATAAAACCAAAGCATATTATGTATAGAAAAGAATAATAAGGGGGGGATCGCAGTGAGAATACGGGAGCTACGACAGGAATTAGGCTTAACTCAAGAAGAATTAGGAAAGAAAATTGGACAGACTAAATCTAATATCTCCAAGTATGAAAGAGGTACCCTTCAGCCTAGTATTGAAACCCTAACCCAGTTATCGGATCTCTTTAATGTTTCTATCGACTACCTGGTAGGCAGGTCTAATGTTCGCAATCCAGAAAATAGTAACTGCTTTTTAAAGCAGTTTGACGACTTAAGTGAAGAAAGCAAAAAAGAGCTTGAGAAGTATATCCATCTATTGAAGATCAAAGACCAGATGGATAAAAGTAAAGAGGAACAATCGTCAGCTTTAGAAAAAAAAGCATAATAAGATCCTTGAAAGGAAGGTCTAAAAATAATATTTGAGGAGGTATATTATGGCTGCTAAAAATAAAGTTATTGCTGGTGATTATCTTGGTGGTAAAGTTAGTGTTGGTTTTGGTATTGCTAGTATTTCTTATGGTTTTGGTAAGACTGTAATGCTTACTAAAGATGAAGTGGAAGCCTATGAGCTGGTTACTGATGAGCATAGGAAAAGTGCTGCCAGTGGTGTTGCTCGTGGTTTAGTTGGTGGTGCCCTTTTAGGTCCAGTAGGTTTGTTAGCTGGTGGTTTATCTGCTAAATCTAAAGGGACCTATACCGTTGCTATACAATTTAAAGACGGAAAAAGAAGTTTATTAGAGGTAGATGATAAAATTTACAAAGCTATAGTTAAGAGGTGTTTCTAATTTTGATTGACTTTAAGTGCCTATATCTTATCTTATCTAGTCTATTATATATATAAGATATGATTAGATAAGATAAGATATATATATTCTGTTAAACCGACACAAATTGAATTTTGTTTCTGTAAAACCGACACAAATGATATTTGCCTCGTTTAAACCGACACAAATGATATTTTTGTTTCTGTTTAACCGAAGCAATTTTTTAATTTGTTTCTGTAAAACCGACACAAATGCAAATTGCCTCTGTAAAACCGACACAAATAATTATTAAAAAAGGAGCTGGGAATATGAAAAAGAAGAAAATATTTATAGGTATTTTAATTTTCTTGGTAGCCTCTGTTGGACTTGCTCTTCTTAGTCCGGATGAAGATACCGAACAAAGCACACCAGATACTACCCCTGCTGTAGTGAGTGATAATGAACCTACTGCTAATGAGGATGAAGTTCCTGCAGGTAATGAACTTGCTAATCCTTATGAGGGTAGGAAAGCAGAAATATATGACATAGTTTTGAGTCGCATTGAGTCTGGTGATTACTTAAATGCCACGATTACTGAAATTAAACTAAACGATAATATGGGAGATCCTGCAGATGGTGATTTTATTTTATTAGTTTATGGGAGCTTTGATATTAAGAATTCCAAGGAGACAGGGAATAAGATTTTGAGAATGTACGCAGACGATTTAATGGCCAGTGTAGCTGGTGAAGGTGTTACAGAGGTTATTGGAGGTGCTGTATTCTGGGAAGATGATTATAATAATAGGACTGTTAAATATGCATATGAGTTCAAGGATGGAAACTTCATAATAACCGATGTAATGGGTGAATAAAACTAAATTATAAAATGTTGCTGCGTCGATGATTCGACGCAACTCTTTTTTATACAGTTTGTTTCTGTAAAACCGACGCAAATTTAAGGGGGAATATTATGTTTAATAAAAGCAAGAATAATAAAGTTGCTATTTATGTAAGGGTTTCTACTCACCACCAGATAGATAAGGACTCTCTTCCCTTCCAGAAGAAAGAACTTATTAATTATTGCAAGTATATTCTAGGCATTGATGAATATGAGATATTCGAAGATGCTGGGTATTCTGGTAAGAATACGGACAGGCCTGCTTATCAGGAAATGATGTCCAGGATCCGCAACGGAGAGTTCACTCACCTACTTGTCTGGAAGTTGGATAGGATCTCCAGGAACCTATTGGACTTCTGTGACATGTACGAAGAGCTGAAGAAATATAATGTAATCTTCATTTCCAAGAATGAGCAGTTCGATACCTCCACGGCCATGGGCGAGGCCATGCTTAAGATTATCCTGGTCTTTGCAGAGTTGGAAAGGAAACTTACTGCAGAGAGAGTCTACGGGATCATGCTTTCCAGAGCAGAGAAGGGCCTATGGAATGGATCACCTGTCCCCCTAGGTTATGACTATGATGAGGATACAAAATATCCAGTAATTAATGAGGAAGAGGCAAAGACTGTGAGGTTTATATTCGATACCTATGAGGAGACCAGGTCTACTGGAGAGGTAAAACATCGTCTTGAATTGGCTGGTATAAAAACTAAAAGGAATGGGACCTGGACCACAAAAACTATTGCTGATATAATAAGAAATCCTTTCTATATCGGGACCTATAGGTATAACTATAGATATTCTCCCCATGGGAAGATCCGTCCGGAAGAGGAGTGGGTAATCGTAGAAGATAATCACCCAGCTATTATATCCAAGGAGCAATATGAGAAGTGTAATGCTATAATGGATTCCAATATTCGTGCTAGGGGAGTGAAAAGAACCGATCATATCCATGTCTTTAGGCAATTAATCGAATGTGAGAAATGTAAAAAGAATTATATTGCAACCGTTGACCGTCCTAGAGCTGATGGGTATAGGCCATCTACATATCGCTGCTATAATTATGTCCATAGTAAGAAAGCTTATAGAAAATGTAAAGGGACTATAAGCGAAGTAAAGTTGGGTCCTTTCGTGATTAACTATATTGCTAATCTAGTTAAAGCTAATGAATATATAAATATGTATGGAGCAAAGGGTAATGAAAAACAAGTAGAAAAAATACTACTCCATGGCCCTGCATTTAAAGATGTTGTTGGTATTGTTCCAGAAGATTTGACTCGAACTTATAATATTATGTTAAGTAATACTGGAGATATTTTATTCGATAGGATAGATTCTAGTAAAGAGATTGAAAAAGACATTGAGATGCAGAATTTAAAAGCTGAAAAGAAAAAACTTGAACGAGCTCTTAAGAGATTAGAAGATCTGTATCTATTTTCTGATGAGAGTATGTCGGAAAAAGATTTTCTAATTAGAAAACATGATCTGGATAGTAAGATAAATGAAGTTAACAACAAAATAAAAAAGAGATCCATAGAATTTTCTAGGGAGCTCCCTGGCCATGATCTAAATTTTATTAAAAAAGCTACTCAATATTTACTGGCCCAGAATTTAGTCGGTGATAGGCCTATTAAATATAATAAGCTGGTAAAAGTGGTAGATAAGAAATTACTGCAGGACTTCATGCAAAGTATTATCAAAAAGGTTACTGTGAGGGAGGATAAAACTATAACATCCATAGAGTTTGTCAACGGTATAACCCATAAATTTATCTATAGAGATGGGAAATAATTATACATCTCACTGCATTCATTTGGCAGCCAAAGGTAGAAATATAATAATACTTTTGCTTTCCTGTTCTTGCTTTAATAAGATCATTATCATTCCTTAATTGCTTAATGATTTCCTCTTGTCGTAGTGCTTCCTCAGATGTCACGATACATGGTGTCGGTCTTTTACTCAT